TGCCGAAGAAGATGCAAATGGTCTGCCCGATCTTGCTGCTGGTCTAGCATTTAACACAGGTGACATGTGTTACAATATTGACTGGACCCCTGGTCAAGCGCTGGGTTGGATTTATGACAACAACGTCTGGTATAAGTTTGGTCTGAGTGATACTACACCCATTACATCTAATAGATATAGTGGTGTGACACATTATGGTATTGGTATTGCACCAGATGCTACCAACAGAATGAAGATTGGTGGCAACTTCCACGTCGAAGGTAACATGGAAGTGACTGGCACATATGGTGCTGTTGATAAATATACACTGGCAACAGGTATTGCTAATGCTAACAATGGCATTACATATAATGGTGATGGCGCTACATCCACATTTGCAATCTCTACAGGTCACTCTGCATACTCTCTTCTGGTATTCCTGAATGGTGTGTGCCAAACTCCTGGAGTTGACTATCAGGTGAGTGGAAACTCTGTTGACTTCTCTATCGGGACTCTCCCCCAAACGGGTGATGTGGTCCACATCAGAGAATTGGTTATCTAAATACTAATAGACTGAGGGTATAGATGTCTACAAAGATTAACGGCAATCAGATAGATGCTGCGACACGAGCGATTGTTACTGCTCTATCCGTCACAGAGCAGATCAATCTGCCTGGACTGACGCAAGTTGCTATCAATGGTCTTGGCACTCCAGCATACGGCACTATTGTTTACAATACCGATGAAGACCAGGCACAAATCTATCTTCAGGATGCTAGCGCAGGTGTACCTGGGTGGGATGATGTCGGCGGTGGTGGTCCTTCCGTTGGTGAAGAATCAATCATTCGTACAAACGCTGACTTCATCGCTGAAAACATTACAGTTGGACCCGTTGCCAACGGTGGTGAAGAGTTTAGAAACGGTTTTACAGCAGGACCAGTCGAAGTCCAACAGGGATATACAGTAACCATTGAGAATGGTGCTTCTTGGTTTATCCTTGGCGGTGAGGAGAATGACCTTAAAGAGGGTGAAGTTGTCCAACTCAGGATGTCAGCAACACCTCCCAATCGTTATCTCATTAACGCACAGAATCTGGCACAGATTCCTGACCTGGAAGTTTCTATTGCACCTACACATACCAACTCTAAGATTGTGTTGCTTGCGATGGTCAACTCATCTGCACGTCACGTCTGCTCGTTTGGTTTCTTGCGTGATGGTAGTGTTTTGACCTCTGGTCTGAGTGGCAACACCAATGTCAGTAGTGGATCTGTTGCAACTACATATGATGGTTATGATGGCGATGAATACATGTATAATGTAAATCTTCAATACATGGATACTCCTAACACTACAAACTCAGTGACATACACTGTGGGAGCATCTTCTTCTTGGAGTGGCGGTAACCGAAACCTTTACATCAACGACAGGACACAAAACGATATGAGATCTATTAGCACATTGATTGCCATGGAGGTTAGAGGCGTCTGATGATTGAATCTGCATGGAGAAAACTATTTGATCGTATTCGTGCTGGTAGTGTTACTCCAGAAGACGAAGCAGTAATCCAACAGGCAATTACTAAGGTATATCCTGGACGTGATTATGTCCTGATCAATGGTAATGTGTTTGATCTTCGGTTTACTGATGGAGAATCGTATTCTCCTGAGGAAATCATGGAAGCAATCAAAGGTATTGAATACGTACCTCAAAATAATAGACCGAAGGTCAATGTTTTAATTGATGCTATCTTTAGAGACATTCAAAATGGCACGCTAAATACTAATGGGGAATTTTACAAGGCACTGGATCCTTTCTTAGACTGATATGGCACTTCTTAGAGTTAATCAAATCCAAGACCCGTCAGGATCTGTCGGTTTCACTGTTAGCAACTCAACTGTGAGTGTCAGTGGCACCCTAACAGTTACTGACTTGGTTGTTAATGGCACAGTGACTGGATCTTCTTCCTATATTGTCCCACCCCAAGCAGGAAATTCTGGGGCATTTCTATCAAATGATGGATCAAATCCTGTCTGGTCGGCACTATCGACTAGATCTGGTATGAGATCTATGCAAGTATTTACTGCTAGTGGCACATGGAATAGACCATTTGGATGTAAAAACATCATGGTCACATGTGTTGGTGCTGGCGGTGGTGGGTCAGGTTACTGCGAAGCAGGTGGCGCAGGTGGCATGTCCCAACGACAGGTTGACGTGACTAACGTCGCATCCGTTTCTGTTACCGTTGGTTCTCCTGGTGGTGGCAACAACTATTCTGGTTGTGGTGGTAACGGAAACACTTCCTCTTTTGGATCCTATTGTAGCGCTTCTGGTGGTGTTGGTGCTAACTGCTCTCAGCAGCACGCTGGAGGTTATGGTGGCAATGGATCTGGTGGATCACTGAATGTCCATGGTGGTGGTGGTAATGGTCATGGATCTCACCACAGTTATGGTAACTATGCTTCTGGCGTTAGTTATTATGGTGGTGGACAACCTGCTGGTCACAACCAAGTAAACTGGTCCCACAGACACGAATTGCACGCTGCATGGGGATCTGGTGGTAACGGATCTCGCCACAGTAATAGAGGCGCTAGAGGTCGTGAAGGTATCGTGGTTATCCACGAATACTGGGGTTAATAAATAAATCTAGGATCTGAAACACCATGAGTCTACTCAAAGTATCTTCAATTAGCGACCTTACCGATACAGGCGGTTTCCAACTATCTAACGGTGGCATTACAGCAACATTGCCTCTTGTGGTTGGCAACCTTGTTGTTAGCGGTGCTATTACTGGTGAGAGCGGTCATATCATCCCAAGACAGGGTGGTAATGCTGGAAGACTTCTCCAAACCGATGGATCTACAATGTCATGGCAAGATGCAGCAGGCACTTCTGGCATTAGATCGATGCAGGTTTGGACATCTAATGGCACATGGAATAGACCAAACGATTGCACATCCATTATGGTCACCGCTGTAGGCGCTGGTGGCGGTGGATCTGGTTACTGCGAAGCAGGTGGTGCTGGTGGTATGGCACAAAGAGTCATCGATGTGACTAATGTGTCGTCTGTTAGTGTTACTGTCGGTAACCCTGGCGGTGGTAATAACTATGCTGGTTGTGGTGGTAATGGTAATTCTTCTTCCTTCGGATCCTATGTAACAGGAGCAGGTGGGGGTGGATCGAATTGTATTCAGCAGCACGAAGGTGGATTAGGGGGAGAAGGTATTGGTGGTACCTTAAACGTCTTTGGTGGAGGAGGAAACGCACACGGATCTCACCACAGTTATGGAAACCACGCAGGTGGGGCATCCTATTACGGCGGATCCCAACCATCTTCTCACAGACAAAGTAACTATTCTCACAGACACCAAGGGCACTCAGCATGGGGTGCTGGTGGTAACGGATCCCAGCATAGTAACCGTGGTGCTAGTGGTCGCCAAGGTGTTGTTGTGGTCCATGAATTTTATGGTAACCCCAGTGCAGCAGATACTTCTTACGGCACGTCTCAAGGTAATCCTGCTACCTCTGCTGAAGAGATTAAGAGAAGAAATCCTGGTGCATCTGATGGTGTATACTGGATTGCACTTGATGGTGGTCGCACCAGACAAATCTATTGCTTGATGGATGACCGCTGGTTGGGTGGTGGTTGGATGATGGGCATGAAAGCAACCCGTGGCACTACATTCCAATGGGGAGCGTCTTACTGGACAAGTGATAACGTCCTCAACGAATCTGCATACAATACTAATGATGGGGATGCCAAATTTGAGGTCATGAATAGATTCCCCGCCAAGGACATCATGGCAATTTGGCCCGACATTGGCAACGGAGGTTGCGTCCCTAGTAGTAATCGTGGTTGGACATGGTTTGAGACTGACTTCAACACAGGATATGGACGTGGTGGTAGAATCTATCCCATCAACTTCTGGAATCAGGTTGATAGATTCTACAAGTCTAATGCTAACGAGTTTTGTGGTATTAGTAACTTCTCTGGTCAGAATCACGTTAGATTCTATGGTTTCAACTATAGAAACAATGGTGGTTGGGCACGCACACGTTGGGGATTCGGATGGAATGAAAACGGTGGTGGATCGGGTGGTTATCCTGAAGCAGACATGAACTCTGACGACGTTTCGGGTGGCATTGGTATGAGTAGTAACTTCGGTAACTACAGTGCTGGTGATAGAATCAACTGCTGCCAGAACCGTAATGGAATAAATAGATCTGCAAGGGTGGAGTTGTATTTTAGATGAGCACACTACGAGTAACAAAAGTTAGAGACCTGGCAGGTATCTCAGGTTTCACACTAACGACTGGTGGCATCACTGCTGAAGCAACACTTGCATGTGGTGATCTCACTATCAACGGCACCATTAGTGGATCCTCAAAATATATTATCCCTAGCATGAGTGGTCAGTCGGGTAAATTCTTGCTAACCGATGGCACAAACCTTTCTTGGGGCGACGTTGCTTCAACATCTGGTTTCAGATCGATGCAGGTTTGGACTGGTAATGGCACATGGTCTAGACCTTCCGATGTTAAATCGATCATGGTCACCGTTGTTGGTGCAGGTGGTGGTGGATCGGGATATACTGAATCAGGTGGCGCTGGTGGTATGTCACAGCGTGTGATCGATGTTACTAACGTCGCATCTGTTTCTGTTACAGTAGGAAATCCTGGTGGTGGCACAAACTACTCAGGATGTGGTGGTAATGGTAACTCATCTAGTTTTGGTGGTTACTGCTCTGCATCTGGTGGTGTTGGTGCTAACTGCTCTCAACAACATGCTGGTGGTTATGGTGGTAACGGATCAGGTGGTAACCTGAATGTCCACGGCGGTGGTGGTAATGGTCATGGATCTCACCACAGTTATGGCAACCATTCTGGTGGCAGATCTTATTATGGAGGATCTCAACCGTCCTCACATAGACAAGGTAATTATTCACATAGACACGAGAATCATGCTGCCTGGGGTGCAGGTGGTAATGGATCTCAGCACAGCAACAGAGGCGCAAGAGGACGCCAAGGCGTTGTTGTGGTCCACGAGTATTATGGTTGATAAATAACAACGAAGGAGTTATTTTTTCCCAATGAAAAGAGCAATCGTAAACGGTGAGACAGGTATGATCACCGACATCTGCGAAGTAGGAGATGAGTTTCAAATCTACGAAGGTGCAGATGCCAACCTAAGATGGTGTGATGTCCCTGATGATACTACCAATCAATCCGTCATGGTGAATGGTGTGGTGTATGATAGGGATGAATTGGAGGATCAACGTGAAGCATATATTGTTGCTAGAATGACTGCCTATGGTAGTGTGGGTGAGCAACTTGATATGATGTATCGTGATCAACTTGACGGTGGCACACGTTTCCGTGATCACATTGCAGCGGTCAAAGCAAACACTCCCTCTCCTTCTACTGCTCCTGAGTTTGTAGAAGATATCCGTAAGATTCAAGTCGATGGTCGTAAAGCATGGGAACCATTCCCTGAGTAATTTATGAATTTGTATATTATTGGTGGCGGCACCGCTGGTTGGATGACCGCTGCCACCTTTGTGAAAGCATTTCCAAAATCTAATATTGTAGTCGTAGAGTCCCCCAACGTCCCTTCAGTTGGTGTAGGTGAGTCTACGACTCAGTATTTTAGACTGTGGACACATTATCTTGGTCTCAGAGACGAGGACTGGATGCGTGAGTGTGACGCAACGTATAAGATTAGCGTCAGGTTTTCTAACTTCCACAAGGATGGTGATACTCCTTGGCAGTATCCATTTGGCACTGCTAGAAGTGATGCACCTGAAGCAGATGTGTGGTTTTGGAATGCACACAAGAATGGGTGGAAACATGATAAGTTTGCCAGGGATTATTTCGTGGCGGCAGAATGTGCCGAGCGGGCACTATTGCCCATAAATGCCCCTGGATTCTCACTCAAGCACAGCACAGGATTTCACTTTGA